CAGCGCCCACAGGTGGCCGAGGGCGCTATTTTCCACCGATCCCGCTTCCGATATTTTCGCGATGAGGGGTCTCACTTCGCATTGATTACGGCCAGCGGGGTCCGCCGAGTGCTGAAGGCGGATTGCTACTGGTACCAGACGGGAGACTTCGCGCATCGTGTCCGATCTCAGAACGATTACACGGCGATTGCCACGCTTGCTATCACGCCGGATGGAGAGATGCTCGTGGTTGATATGGTGCGCGAGCGCTTGGAGGTCTCGCAGCAATGGCCGCGGATGAAGCAGCTCCGGGCGGCCTTTCCGATGGTCGCCTATCAGGCAGTAGAGGCGGCTGACGCGGGGTTCGGTGTGATCGCAGCAGCGGCCTCCGAGGGGCATGCTCTGCGCGAGCTCAAGGCCGACCGCGACAAGATCACGAGGGCCACCGGGGTCTCTGTCGCATATGAGGCGGGCCGGGTCTACCACCTGGACGGGGCGCCCTGGCTCGGTGATTTCGAAGCCGAGCTGCTGTACTTCCCGGGCGGCCGCCACGATGATCAGGTGGATGTGCTGGCCTATGGCTGGATTGAGCAGATGAGCCGGCCGCCGGCCCCTGCGATGTGCAGCGGACCAGCGCCCGAGGATGAGCCTGCAGCCGGTCGCGCGCGCAAGTCCTCATCGAGCGGTGCCAGCTATTCCCAGCTCGAGCGTCGGAATCGTCCGCGGGGTCGATTTGGGCCTGGATTCCGCCTATAGCGCCAGTCGGCCGGTTTTGCGGCTGCGATTTGGCGTGCTAGCATTTTATAGATGGGACGACAGCGGGACATAGTCAGCAAGATCATGGTGCGAGTGCGAGAGCTCGTATCTGACATCCCGCACCAGACCATCTGTGTCCAGTGCGGCTTACGCCAGGAAACCCGATGGCTGATAGAGCCGGTGGATGATTGGCGTGTTCAGGTTTGCGCCTTGCCGGGGCTGCGTGACTGGGCGAATTATGTGGATGATCCTGGTCGCGAGAAGTGCGGCTGGCATTGTCCCCGCTGTTACCGGGCGCGTCAGCTCAGAGAGACCGAAGATGCACGGAGATACCGATCAAGCCGCCGCAAAATGGTTTAGCCATTGGCCGGAATTCCTATCAGAGATCGAGAAGCGGCTAGATGCTGGTCATCGTGAATACGGCGATGGCAGCTTCGATCGGCCGACCGATGATCTGGTGGCCGAGTTGATGGAGGAGGCGCTCGATTTGCCGGGCTGGGCATTCGTACTGTGGGTCCGTCTACGCGAGCTCTCGGCGAAGGCACAGGAGGTAGAGCGCCGTATGATGGGCGATGATCCGGGGTATTGCCAGCATGGCGATGACTAGCGGCGGCTGGGCTTTCGAGGAGGCGTCCCGCAATGTACATGTGCTGCGACTACAGGCCGATAGTCAGCGGGATTGGCGGCAGGATGTGCTGCTTCTTTCGGACCAGCACTGGGATAATCCGCTATGCGATCGAGACCTGCTGCGCCGACACATGGACTCCGCGCAGGAGGCGGGGGCTCCGATTGTCAGCCTGGGCGACCAGCTCTGTCTGATGCAGGGGAAATTCGACCGGCGCAGCAACAAGCAGGGGGTCAGGCCAGAGCACCAGGTCAATGATTACCTGGATGCTGTGATCGATGACTTCGTTGAATGGCACAAGCCATACAAGGGGCAGCTGGCGCTGCTTGCCATTGGGAATCACGAGCAGGCGATCCGCAAGAATCACGAGACCTGCCCGACCGCGCGTATGGCGGCCGGACTCCGGCGAGAGGGCGGCATCACGCGAGCCGGCGGCTATACCGGATGGATTCGGATCATGGCGCAGGTGGGGTCGCAGCGCAGCAGCCTAGTGCTCTGGTATTCTCATGGTTCAGGTGGCGCCTCCCCGGTGACGAAGGGGATGATCGACTTCGCGCGCGCGGCCGAGGGGATCGACGCAGACATAATGGTCATGGGCCATGTTCACCAAAAGAACATTGCGAAGACCCGCAGGGCCGCACTCAGCCGATCAAATCGGGCGACTCAGCGCCAGGTGCATTATGTGCGGACCAGCACCTATAAGGATGAGTTCCAGCAGGGAATCAGCGGATGGCATGTCGAGCGCGGCCAGTACCCTCGGCCGCTGGGTGGCTGGGTGATGCGCCTCGAGTGGCAGGACGGAATCGGCCTGCGCGCTAGATTTATCGAGCCCGAGTAGCGCTGGACAGATGTACAATAAAGGTATACCCTACCAGCAGAGATTGTACATTCAGTGAGGGGCACAGATGGACCTACGCGCTATGATGGCGGCCGCCGACCAGGCCGAAGCAGCCGCGGCGAAGATGGAGGCCGGATTCTCGGACATGAAAAAGATGTCCGAGGCCGCGCGGCATGATCTGCGGATGTATCGGGCGGCCATGCTAGAGGCCAGGGGCCGCGCCGAGGGCGCCAAGCGTGCCGCAGAGGCTGCAGCCAGGGCAAGCAATCAGCCAATGCCAGCGGCCAAGCCTGCGAAGAAGAAGGCCGCGAAGAAGAAAGCAGCTAGGAAGAAGCCCTCCAAGAGACTCGCCGAGGCGACCGACAAAGAATGAGTTGGTTCAAGCCCTGGAAGTGGGGCAGCGGGAAAAAACAGCTGCGCGAGGCTTACCTGTCGCCATACGGCGGGGTTGATGAGACTGGCCCACATGCTGACCGCTTCTTTCGCTCGCTCGGGGCCGATGGGTATCGCGATATTTCGCCATATACTCGCCAGCGGATCCTTACGGAGTCCTGGTTTTTGTACAGCGGATATCCCCTTGCGCGCAGATCCGTCGATATCCTGGTGGACTATGCGGTTGGGGAGGGGACGACGTACCGCGCCCAGTCGCCGAAAGTAGACGCGGTGCTCGAGGCGCACTGGAATGACCCGGTGAATGACTGGCCGGCCAAGCAGCACCAGCGCGCTTTGTCGCTGTTCCTGTTCGGCGAGTTGATCATGCCGGTATTTGTCGAGGAATACACTGGGCGGGTTCGCCTGGGGTCTATCGATCCGCTGGCGGTCGCGGCCGTTGTCCTCGACCCGGAGAATGCCGAGATCGCTCAATGGGTAGTCCTGACCGCGGACAATATCGGAGATCCGGCGGGGCTTCAGTCGGTTGATTACGCGGCCCAGCTGGCTGATCCTTCCTTCGATCCGGAGTCAGCGCCCAATTGGCTGAGGGTGATCCATCAGGATGAGGGACCGAATAGCCCGACTAAGGGCTTGCTCGTGGGCGATGTGCATTACTTCGGCGTCAACCGCGTTGCGGGGGTATCGCGGGGGGTCAGCAGCCTGTTGCCGGTCCTCGATTGGCTCGGCATCCATGAGCGCTTTCTGATGGATGCGGCAGAAGCTGCCGAGCTAAAGTCTGCCGTCTGTTTCGACGTAACGGTGGCTGGCGCCGATGACGCAAAGATCGAAGAAATGCGGAAGAAGCAGCCTGACTACAAGTATGGCCAGACGCGCTATCACAATGATGCCGTCGATGTCCAGGCGATCAAGCCAGAGCTCGGCAGCATGGAGATCGAAACCCATGCGAATATGGTGAAGCGACACATTGCCGCCGGTATGGGGATTCCATCCCATTGGCTTTCCGAGGGCAGCGAGGCTAGCAAGGCCACCGCGCTCGCGATGGGTGAGCCGACGACCAAGAGCCTGCGCGCTAAACAGCGGGAATTCCGCGAGGTGGTGAGCAAGGTTCTCGCGCACCAGATCGACCAGGCTATTATCGCGGGCACGCTTGACGCAGACGAGGACAAGCAGTATCGCGTGATCACACCGCCGATCTGGCCGACCGATGTACAGCAGATCGGGGCCTCGATGCTGAGCACCGCGCAGGCGCTGATGCTGGCCGAGCAGAATGGCTGGAAGTCGGCCGCGGAATGTGCGCGCGTCTTCGATTATGTCACGGACCAGCTCGGCCTGGAGACCAGCGCTTTCAGCGATGACACGGCCGAGCCGGTAAGCGATGCCGGGGGCCTAGATCGCGAGGGCGGCCGGATGCCAGGACTGGAAGACATGACGGCCATGCAGATGCGCCGGCTGAAAGATGAGGCGCTAGGGATGGCCAGGAGCATGCGCGAGCCGGTAGCCGCAGAAAACGGGAGGAGCAGCAGTGGGCAGAGCTAGGAATCATCGAAAGAAGGTCCGCGGGCGCAGCCGGGGCAGTACGCTTCCAGCGCTCGCCGCGAAGCCATGCGGCATGATGATCGAGACCAGCTGCCGACTGCTCGAGCAAGTCGAGGCGACCGGCCGCGAATGGGATGTGGTAGTGATCGAGGCCGGGCTGAGCGAGAACGAAGACGCGCCAGGCGTGCGCCGGTACTATCCGCCGGCCACGCTGCGGGCCGCTGTCGATAAATTCGATGGCTTGAAAGTCAACGCCTTCAAGTTTGACGGCCGCCGTCGGGCCGCATTCGATCATCTGCCAGAGGCCGCCAGAGGTGCTGCGCCCGGCGGATGCATTCGCAATATCATCGGCGTACTTGTTCCGGGGTCGGTGAAGTATGCCCAGCTGCCCGGCGGCGGCGAGGGAATCGTGGCCCGTCTCGCGATCAATGAGGCGGCCAGCGACATCATGCAGATTCTGGCCGGATCATGGAGCCAGGGCGCGCCAGTCGCCGGATTCTCGATCGACGCGAGCGGCCAAGCAAAAATCGGCAGCTATCAGGGCAAGCGGGTCCACGAGATCAGCGAGATCCATAGTGTCGAATCACTCGATCTGGTGAGCCAGCCCGCGGCCGGGGGGCGGCTGTTGCGCTTGGTTGCCAGCATTCAGAACGCAAAAGGGGCCAGCAATATGCTGCGTGTATTGGATCTACTCAGGCAGCATCGCCCGCGGTGGTGCGAGGGTATCGAGGTCGAGGACATCGGCCAAGCCAAGGTCGGGGACATCGTGAGCAACATCCTGGGATCGGCGCAGGAGGGGGCGCTCGAGGCGCTCGCGGCAGCCGATCCGGAGAGTGCCGAATTCCGCGAGATGAGCAAGGACATCGCCAAGCTCCGCGGCCTGCTCGAGATGCTCGCGGCCGGCGAAGTCGAGGCCGGGGTCGAGATGCTGTCTGCATGGATCGCCGAGTATGAGGCGATGGAGGACGAGATGCCGGCCGAGGAAATGCCGGCCGAAGAATCCGAGGCGGAGCCTGTAACAGAGGCAGAGCCGACAGAAGAAG